GTGTAACCTGTATATCCAGTGTAGCCTGTGTAACCCGTAAAGTTTCCAGCACCCGTGTAACCAGTATAACCAGTGTACCCAGTATAACCTGTTGGTCCAGTTGGTCCTAAAGCTCCTGCGGATCCTGCGTCTCCAGTGTACCCCGTGTAACCAGTGTAACCCGTGAAATTACCTGCTCCAGTATAGCCAGTGTAACCTGTTGGTCCAGTATAACCTGTATACCCTGTAAAGTTTCCAGCTCCTGTGTACCCCGTATAACCAGTGTAACCCGTGAAATTGCCAGCCCCTGTGTAACCCGTGTAACCTGTGTACCCTGTTGGACCTGTATAGCCTGTGTAGCCAGTAAAGTTTCCAGCCCCCGTGTAACCTGTATATCCAGTGTAGCCTGTGTAACCCGTAAAGTTTCCAGCACCCGTGTAACCAGTATAACCAGTGTAGCCCGTATAACCTGTGTATCCAGTAGCTCCTTGCCCTCCTGCGGATCCTGCGTCTCCAGTGTACCCCGTGTAACCAGTGTAACCAGTATATCCCGTAGCTCCTTGAGAACCATTGACTCCACTTGGTCCAGTATACCCTGTAGCTCCTGTATAACCTGTTGACCCAACTGGTCCTTGACCCCCAGTGTACCCCGTGTAACCAGTGTAACCCGTACTACCATTGCCAGTATATCCTGTGTACCCTGTAAAGCCAGTATATCCAGAATAACCTGTGTATCCTGTATAACCTGTGTATCCAGTGTAACCAGTATAGCCAGTTGGACCTATTGCACCTGATCCGTTAATTACTATCCGCCCTGCAAATCTTCCGTCAGGCGAAGAGGGAACTTTTATGGTAACTCCATTTACACTTGTCTGTTCAACGATTTCTGTCATCGTCTGGACAGGAGTTCCTGTGCTATCCCATAATTCTACAACTATGTTATAAGTATTAAGACTATGGGTAAAAAGTATGGAATAATATCCTCCGCTTGGTCCGCTCCAGTCTGTAGTAGCATTAAATGTTTGATAAAACGCTAATGCTCCAGATCCAGTGTATCCCGTGTAACCAGTGTAACCAGTTGATCCATATCCAGTATAACCTGTGTATCCTGTAGATCCGCTGCCTCCTCCAGATCCTCCCTCATTAATCGTAGCCATTGCGCTATGTATCTTACGAAATTCTTCGTATATAGCGGCACAATCACATTGGTTAGATTGGCAGTTGTTGCAAGACAAGGAAATTATTAATTATATAACTCGGAAAGTTTTTTTTGTAAAAGTTGACGATCCGCTTCCGCATGTTGCCAACCTTTATCGTATATTTGATCATATTCTCCTGATTTAGAGAAATGATTATGTGTTATTTTTGCTTTTTCACACCACTTAGCTTTTTTATACCTCTCTATCTGCGCCCATAAATAATTGTCGCATCCTACGTGGTTAAATTCTAAATTAAATATTTGCTCGTTTTCTAAATACTCTACTGCATCGAGATCAAATATAAAATGAGTACATATATTACCATTATCTTCTAATAGTCTTCCTTCATTAAAACTGATTAGCCACTTATTTTCACTCATTGCACATCGTACAGCTTCTCTTAAACAAGACTTGTCGAAAACCATGTCATTAGCAGCGTAACACAAATATTTACACCCTTCAGAATGTTCTAAACCAGTTTGAACTTTTTGAGGAACCGTTCCTTCTCCATCTATTACTAAAGTGTCAATTAAATGTTGAGGATAATCACTCTTTTTAATGCTTGCTAAGCACTTTTGTAGTCCTTCTGGTCGTCCCAATGTAGGAACTACTATTTTAATTTTAGGTAGCTTCTTAATTACTATTCCAAAACTCCAATTAAATATTACCGTTTCAGATTTTACTACTACTAACTCTGGAATTAACTCTACAAAACTTTTTAGTGTTTCCTGAGTATAAGCATGAAAGTGTTCTCCTTTTCCGTAATAATGGTCTAAGGTATCTATGTTAGCATGATCAGGTAATACCATTATTATTTTACCCTCTCTTTTTAATACTCTGCTCCACTCTCGAATAGCTTTTGCAGGATCTAACAAATGCTCAAATGAATGTCTGCTAATAATACAATCTACAGATTCATCTTCAAACCTCCTTAAATCATCTATGCTACCTTGTATATCAGAAACAGGTCTTACGTCTACGCCTATCGCATGAGAAAGAGTCTTGTTTGTTCCACATCCTAAATCCAAAATAACAGGAGAGTCATCATCTACATTCGAAATAGCGAACAATCTCTCTGGATGAGTTTCCTGTGCATGTTTGTAATTATCTTCCCAATATAAAAGATCAAATTTCTCTTTAGTTATTTGATATGTTCTGGATTGATAAACACTACAATCAAATGCACTTCCACAATCTAAATATGTAGCTTCATTCTTTTTATGTAAATCTGCTATCATTAATTTTGCAGGCATTCCTGCACAAAATAAATAAATAGCGTTCTTAACTATCGGAATATTATCCATTATGAAGTCATACTGATCAAAAGCATTTACTTCGGGAACTTCTACAAATTCTGCTCTTAATAACTTAGATATTTTTTCAAGTCTTCTTGGAGCTATTAATATCTTCTTTCTATTAGAGTTTTTTATACTATTATAAAAAGATACTAATTGTTCTAAATTGTTATCGGTTCTATGTAGTAATATATTATATTCCGCCTGATCTGCAAATTCTACAATCTGAATTTTATCTTTTAAATATTCAAATGCGTCTTTTAGTCCTTTTCCTAATTTCGCAGAATAGTTATGTCCATCGCAATTAGCTCCTACTTCACCATTCATACACGCTAATTCTCCATCTCCTCTCTTTACAAATCCAAAGTTAACACCATTTTCAATGTTATCTTTAAATGTATGTAAAGTATTCTTTACAGCCCATGTTCTATTAAAATGATGAATACCTATTGTATTAGAAGAAAATCTAACTGTTTCAGTATTATGATCATAAGGATAAAATACATCAGGTTCTAACAACGTCATTTTATCCTGATAATCAGGACCAATTAAATTAATAACATGCATTGAAGATTCATAGCAGTCTTCGGTGTCTCCTCTGAAATGTTCTTCTACTTCATCCATCCATTTTCTAATTAAAGGATGTTTGGCTTCTGCACCTATTGCTGCAACGCCTAATACTGTTAATCCGTTTACAGGATCACTAAGCTCTTTACCTATGAACATTTGATTATCAAGATACTTATCGAAATTCTTATCTTTTAGAATTTCAAAATCAGCATCTAAAAATATTCCTCCTTCATTATATAAGTACCACATCCTAACGTAATCTGTAAGTTTTACAAATTTCTTAATAGGATGTAAAGAATTTAAACATTGTCTTACATACTCTCTTTCATGCAACTCTTTATTTTTATAAATAGTGTCAAGAGTAATTAATTCATGTTCGTACCCTTCTATTTTTTGCGTTTCTACGTATCTTTGTATATGTTCTGGAACTCTATGATCCAAAGAAAACCACGCTGTATATATCTTCTTTCTTATCATTGTACATTTCTAAAACACCAAATACTATCATGTAATTCATCTGGAGTTCCTTTCAAAATTTAATCTCGATTTATTAGCTTCGTAATGCTCTTTTCTTTTACTTACTATCGAGTCTTTATTTTTATCTCTCCACTCTTTAGCTTTTTTTAATAAAGATTCTCTGTTTTCTTCCCAGTACTTTAATCTGTTTTCTTTTTGTTTTTCTTTAGATGCGTAAGGCATATTATTTCTTTAATATCACAGCAATGCTATCATGAACTATATCTGGTTTTCCAAACGTGTCATTTATGTATCCAACAACTCCCATCCATACGTCTGGCTGGTAATCATGAAATGCCATCACTCCTCCAACTTTAAGTTTACTCCACCAAGCTTCTTTGTCTGCTTTAATATCTTCATATAAATGCCCCGCATCAATGAAAATCATATCAAACGTACCATCTTCAAAATCTTTTGCTGCTTCTACACTTTCTTTTCTTACTACTGAATAATTATCGAAATCTTTTAAGTTGTTTTTGAAAACTTCAAATACATCTTCTCTTTTTGCCATCCAATTTGTATCGTCTCTTGGATCTATACTCCCTTGCCACGTATCTACGCAAGTTAATTTTCCTCCCTTATTTGCTTTTTTTAACCCGCTTAATATAGAGTGAGCTGATTTCGCTTTCCAGCTTCCGACTTCTAAAATATTTAAATGTTTTTGGGACTCGTTATATAGAAATTGCAACTCATCAAAACGCATCCATCCTTCTATTTCCATTTGATTAGGATACTCAAAAAAGAATCTCGTATCAAATAAATATCTTTGGTTGTAAGGTTGGTATCTTAACGCTTCTTGTAAATGTTTTGCTGCACCTACGCCATCTCCTATTTGTCCTAACGATTGATATAATAATTCATGAGGAACGTGTTCGTAAAAATCTTTATTATTAGCGTAATAATCTACCCACGGTAATTGTAAAGCTGCGGCTGCGTATGCTGCACACGCATGTGGATTATTTTGGTGTCTAAATACAAAAGCTAAATGTATTAACGCTTCTCTTCTTCGAGAATCTAAAGCAAAAGCTTTTGTAAACCATTGAATTTGAGAATCTGGGTCATTTAATCTTCCATAACATTCTCCCATGTGAATCATGGATTGCGCTCTTTCTGCTACCCATCCTCCCATTTGAATATGCTCCTCAAATAATTTTATTGCACTTTTCGGTCTATTTGTCCACCCAAGCTCACGAGCAAGGTAGTGAAAATTCCGATCCGACGCTTTTTGAATACATGCTAATCCTAAACCTACCAAATAATTACCTCTATGCTCTTTCCCTTGCTCTTGCCAATGCTCTAATTTGATCAAGTGTTCAGGCATATATCTGATATTCGCCTGTCCTTGTAATACTTCATGCACTATTCCTTCCCACTGAACTTTTCTTCGATCAAAGGCTTTGCTTTGTACAAATTGAACTACGGCCCTTCCTGTATGATCATGAGCATATACAAATTGGTATTCCATTTGCTCTACTCCTTCGAGTATAGCTTGATTAATAGCGTCTATGTCAAAAGAAGAATAAGCTTCATCACAATCTAGCGTAATTACAAAATCATTAGTCGCTAATGATGTTACATGGTTTCTTGCTGCTGCAAAATCAAATAATCTACTGCCCGGAAATACAATTGAAGGTTCGTTTTCTACTATAAACCGATCATTAATAGCTTTTGCTGTATCCTGATCTATTACCGTTATGAATTTCTCGCCTACTTCGTGTACAATAGCTCCTCCTTTTTGGGCTATTTCTGCCGTTTTATCAGTAGATCCTGTATCTAATAATACAAATTCTCCTCCTCTGTCTAAAAATGGCTTAATTGACTGTAAAAGTCTAGGTAGCGTATTAGCCTCATTTTTGGCTATCGCTACTATTGAAAATAACGGCTTACTCATCCCTTCTTACTTGTTTATGCAAAGTTAACAAACTCTTTGCATATTTTTATGAAAAACTGAAAATATTTTTAAGTATTTTTAAACCAGCTTAGCAACCAAGAGTTAGTTGCAGTTTTCTGTAATAATCCTCTTTGATTAGTCGCTGCTGAAAGAACTGTTCCACCTGCTGCGTTAATTGTAACACCTGCTGCACCTGTAACAGTAACTGCTCCAGCTCCTTTTTGATAAAAATCTATTCTAGTTCCTATTGGAAACGCCACTGTAGCATTTGCTGGAACCTCTAAAGTTATTGATCCTGCATTATCTAACGCTACTAAGTTTCCTCCATCTCCTAATATTAACGTATAGGTAACATCAGATACAGAAGTTATATCTTGAATCATGGAAAAATCTCCCGCAGGACCTGTGTATCCTGTAAACCCTGTAAATCCAGTATAACCTGAATAACCTGTGTAACCAGTAAAGTTACCAGCTCCTGTATAGCCTGTATACCCAGTGTAACCTGTGCGTCCAGTGTAACCTGTGTAACCTGTGTAGCCTGTGTAACCTGTTGCACCTGTAGCTCCAGCTAATCCAGTAAATCCTGTATAACCTGTAGCTCCAGCAGCCCCTTGCGGACCTGTGTAGCCTGTGTAACCTGTAAAACCAGTGTAACCTGTAAAATTACCTGCTCCTGTATAACCCGTGTAGCCCGTATACCCTGTGTACCCTGTATATCCAGTATAACCAGTAAAGTTTCCAGCTCCTGTGTACCCCGTATAACCAGTGTAACCCGTATAACCAGTGTAACCTGTAAAATTACCTGCACCAGTGTAACCTGTTGCTCCCGTATAACCTGTGTAACCAGTGTAGCCCGTATAGCCTGTAGCACCTACGAGTACATCACTAAAAAGAGGATTAATTGTAACTATTACAGGACCAGACGTTTCATATTCGTCTTCCCCACAAATACACCATATACTATACTGAAACGTACCTTGAGTGGTAGGATCTTCTAAAGTCGCATTATAATTACCTGTTTCCTCGTCAAAATCATTAAGTACAAGATTTACTTCACTATCCTCTACTAGTCTGTATTCTGTATTACATACTGAACACGGAGTGTCGTTTGTGGCTACGCTTCCGCATAAGCACATGTTATCATCTGCAATAGCTCCTGCTGTTGGCGCACATTCCTGCAACTCTACAGTTTCAGTAATCTCGTTATTAGCTACATTTGAATCTGAACCACTTACTGTAGCTACAAATTCAAAAGGAGCAGCTCCAGTATTAGTTACTGTAAAATCTAAGGTGAAGGTAGCAGTTTCCCCTGTAGTCATAGTCCCTATTGTAATAGTAGGACTAGAAAACGTACTGCCTAATTTAGAAGAAGTAAAAGAACCTCCAACATAGGAAACTCCTGCGGGGATAGTTAATGTTACGATATATGCACTTGGAGTTCCTGCTATTTTACTAACGGGAAACGACCATTGAATAGTATCGCCATTATTATATATGAAAGGTGTAATCATTATGTTGAAGTGATTATGTAGTTATTAAGATTTCGTCAGGTACAGCATCACAATCTCCTGTACATGGATCGCACTCTTCATTTTCGCCACACGCATTTATACATCTGTTTTTAATACAGATTCTCGCCCTACCAAGAACAGTAGTGCCGTCATTGCAGTTAACTCTATAAATTATGTCGAAATATTCTCCGGGAGTAGCGTATGCTTGAACTGTCGTAAAAGACAATATGTTGTCCGTAAAACTCACGTTTGTAAATGCTGTCGCACTTTGAATGACTGTAAAGGTCGCTGCCTCACAGTTAGTTTCTATTTCTACTGATGCTGTTCTATTGCAGCCATCAACGCTGTTATTACATGTAACGACTGGCGAAGTTACTGTTAAACAATCATCACACGTTACTACAGGACAATCCGTGCAAGGTGATACGGGTAAACAATCGCAATTTGCCATTATGAACAGTTACAGTTTAAACGTCTTAAAAATTTTTGAACTATATCGTATAGTTCGTTGGCTTTTTTAATTTTGCCAAGTTCAGTATTCACATGGATTGCTTCTGCTAGATATTTGATACGTACTATATCTGAAGTGTCGTCTTCTGGTTTTAATTTACTAATTAAATCATCTAAACAACATTCTATTGCACACGTTATCGCTCTATTTACTTGGTATTTGACTCCACATGAATTAACTGTGAAACAATATATCCCATCTAAAAAATATCTTCCGCCTTGTCCAAAATCTGAAGGAGAAAATTTATTTCGTTTATTGGTATATACCGTTAATGGGTGCGAATTCTTTTTCCCCGGAGTTAAAACATCTACTTGATATGTTGTTGGAACAGTATAGTAATCTTCTTTCATCCAATCTGAAAAATCTTCTACTAAAACTGTATCGCATCCAAGCGTTTCTAACTGTATGTCAAATATCCCTTTTATGCAGGAACATTCCATTTATATTGTTGTGTTTGTGTATGTTATGGATAAACTCTGAATTCTACATATATTGTACCATCAAAGTCTATTACTGCCCCATCTGCATCCGTCGTGGTTAATGTTATTACGTCTGCGCTTGTTCTTCCTATTCTTTCAGTATGTGAAGCTATCGAAGTAAAATCTCCATGCACTTGTAACCATGTTTTATCTGCTGTAAAAGCTCCAGCTAAAGTTCCAGAATAAACTCCTGCGCCAGCAGGTCTTGTCCACACCACCGTTCCACCTAAAGTATTAGTAAATACCGTAGCTGTTGGCGCACTAGTTCCAGATTGAACTAATCTTGCAGTGTATACTAAATATCCTAAAGGTCCATTTGGTCCTGTATAACCAGTAAATCCAGTAAACCCAGTATAACCAGTGTAAGCTCCAGCTCCTGTATAACCCGTATATCCTGTGTAACCAGTATGCCCAGTATAACCTGTGTAACCAGTAAAGTTACCTGCCCCAGTATAACCTGTATATCCAGTCGTTCCTTGAGGTCCTGTATATCCCGTATAACCTGTATGTCCTGTATGACCTGTGTAACCAGTGTAACCAGTGTAACCAGTTCTTCCTGTAAATCCTGTTGCTCCAGTATACCCTGTGTAACCAGTAGTTCCTGTGTAACCTGTATAACCAGTGAAGTTTCCAGCTCCAGTGTAACCCGTGTATCCAGTATACCCTGTGTAACCAGTATAACCAGTGTAACCTGTGTAACCAGTGAAGTTTCCTGCTCCTGTATAACCTGTGTAACCTGTATGACCTGTGTGACCTGTAGCTCCAGTGTACCCTGTATAACCTTGTACTCCAGTATCTTCTTTGTTAACAGTAATGCTTATTGCTGTTCCTGATCCATCATTACCATCTACCGCATTTGTAATTGTGCCTGTAATAGTATTAGGGGTAGCGTCTACATCAACTACTGTAAAAGTAAGATATAATACTTCTGATCTTCCTGCTTGAAGAGTAAAACCAGACCAAGTACGAGTTCCAGAATTATATGATCCTTTAGCTACAACTGCTGAAACGTATGTTAAATTTGCAGGAAAAGCTGCAAATACTACACTTATCCCTGCTGAAGTTGCAGACGTAACATTTGAAACAGGGACGCTTATAATTACATTAGTTCCCGAAGATCGTACATAATATGCTGTTGCTGCCATTAGTTATTTGCTTTGAACCACATGTTAGATGGGCATGATCTACATACCACTAATTTGACATAATCTCCTGTGGTAAGAGTTATCTCATTTGAACCTTCTATTGTTTCCGCAGCATTACCTTTAATCTTTACTGTATTTCCTCCGTCACTCAAAACTTTAAAACAAATAAAGTCTCCTGCGTTCAAGTCATATACAGAAGGTAATATGTAATTTGCATTTCCTGTAGCCACAATTGTATGGAGTACAGGTTCATATAAAATGTTAGTATCCCCAGACTGATTAGTATGAATAGATAACAATTCTTTTATAGCATATCCATCAAAATGAACTGCTTCTGGAGGCTCTAATCTTATATATGAGGTAATAGTTGTTTCTCCTTCTCCGGGAGAGATGCCGTTTACACAATTTACTAAAGTTGCAGTAATTGTTTTTGTTACTGTTAATGATGTTGCAATTACTCTTAAATACAGAGTTGTCGCTTCATTTACAGCAAGTAAAGGAATTGTCCATTTTCTTAATACTTCATCATAAGACCCTTTATCTTTATAGGCTCCTACAAAAGTTACTCCAGAAGGAAATGCAGAAAAAGTTAAAGTGGCGTTAGCTACTGTAACATCCTCCGTATTTACTACGTGAAAAGAAAGAGTTACTTCATCTCCTTCCGATACTACATTATACGTAACTGGAGCTATCGCCATATTAAGCTAAAGAAACTTCTTTTACAATCGTTCCTGCTCCTAAATCTGTTATTACTCTTAATTTAAGAGTACCTGCTACATTTATAATTTCAAAAGTTGCAGGATAGGTGTCTGTACCATTAGCGTCATTGATCGGCATTGCTAACTTATTGTTACAGCAATCTAACCCGCAACATTTAGCTTGGATTAAATTAGCTTCGTCTAAAGTTTCAATGTTAACTTTTTTACCGTTATCATCAAAACGATACGCTACACCTTTATTAAAATAAACTTTATTTCTTTTTTTAGCCATTATGTTTTATTTAAAAGTTACCCCGCTATATTTCAAGCGGGGATATTATTATTTAGCTAGACTAAATTTCAGTAATGGCTCCGTTTGGCTCTACATAACCTCCGCCCTGATCTTGATCAGAAGCACATGTTACTGTTGCTAACTGATTGTATCCTCTTGCGTTTACTAAGGCTACTAAAGCTGTCCAGAAGTTTTGTACGGAAGTTTTAGTAGTACTATCACCATTAGGAATAGCTACTTTAACATGCTCTAATACAGAATGAAATCCTGCATCTATACCCGCATTTGTTCCTTTAGACCAATTTCTACGGTGAGTTAAATCAAATGTGCAATAATCTTTTTTACAATCCGCATAAGATACTGCATTTGCTATTCTACTATCGTGTCTTGGTAATCCTGCATATCCAGTAGTTTGGTTATATTCTGTTACGCCTTTTCCAAGATTTCTTGCACTTTGGCTATATTCTAACCATTTAATCCAGTAACCAAAGTTTTCTGGTAATTGTGGTTCTTGTACTGTTACTACAGTCCATTTACCGTTAGCCCATCCTTCTGTTGGGAAAATATCGAAGTTTCCAGAGAAATAAGCTTTAGGCGGCAATGTAGGATATTGACAGTTACATTCTAAAATTTCAGGTTTCAAAATGAAACGTACACCACAATCATAAGTTACTGTTTCTGCTTCTCCAGCAGGGCAACTTGGACAAGTATCGTCTACAGGAATTGCTTCCAAAGGATTTGAAGTATCACAAGGAGTAATTGCACCTTCTTCTACATCTGAACTTGTTAATACAAAATCATCAAAACAAGTATTTACTCTCAATTGATAAGCGCAACATCCGCCTGTCCCTTTTACTAATACTGCTGATCCATTTGCACCTAACTCGTCATTGATCTGATCCGCAATTGTTTGCAATTGAGGCATTAATGTTTCTGTATTATCATCTGGATTAGTGTGATTTGTAAACAATATAGGATCTCCACCATCAAATTCAAATGATTCTAATGCTGTTACGTGAGTACAATTTGCACAAGTACTATCAGAAGCACTGAAACAAAATACATAATCGTTAGGGAACAATCTTTTCGCATAAAACGGAAAGTTTCTATTTCCCGGTTTCCAGTTAGGATATTTTTCAAGAATCTTCTGATTAAAGAAATCTTGAATTTTACAAGCTATCTCTTTGCAATTATGCTCTGCTGTACAATCTTGACAGCCTGAAGAAGCGTCTGTATCAATACCTACTGAAAAACGATCTCCTCTATGCATAGGCATAAATGATCGAGTTAGGTTATTTTGTACCTCTATGTCTAAGTTATAAAACTCTTCGAAATCCGTACATTTAAAGAGAAAATCTTTAATTCCGGGTAAACCACAACGAGGAGGTTCTGCCTCTAAGGTAGCAATACCAAAGCCAGCAAGATTAATAGATCTCCAGCTTTCAGCCAGACCATCTCCATCTTTATCAATACCTACGCCAAAAATAAGGTCGTTTACGTTTGAAGCGGCTAAAGTGGTATTATCTATAGCTACTAATGTGTGCCGATTTGCTGCAAAAAGCTGACCACCTAAGAGATTTCTTTTTACTTTACCGCCCACTGTGGTAATCAGTGCGGTTCCGGCTGTAACCATCGCCCTGTTACCTGAAGTTACTAATACAAGCTGATTTACAGTCCCGTTCATTTTAATGTATTAAATGTTAATAATTTTTGTTATAATTTTTGCAATGAAGCAATTTTATTTAATTGTGTTTGAAAATCCTGTACTGCTCCTAAATCCCTACCTGCACTTAACGCAGCAATATCTAATAATAGATTTACGAATACTGGATTGTCAATAACTAACCCTTGATCAACCTCTATTAATTCTCCAGAAGAGTTAGTATATTTTTTTTCTGTAGTTAAGCTAGGAGTTGCTATATCTTTAAGCTTTTTAAAATAATCTATACAGATTTTTTTAACATCAAACTTTCTATTATGATATACTATAAATCCTCCATCAAACTCATCCATTAATACTTCTTCGTATTCATAAGAAGGATCTCTCATAGGATCTTTTAAAGCTTCCGTTAGTTTGTCAGAACTAAGAAGTCTTACAAAAGCATCTTTGTCCCCGCAATTTGCGTCCTTAAAAATTAAAGCTCTGTATCTAGATTTTCTATAATAGTCTTCTGGTAATGTTACTACGCAAGCGTCTTTATTTGTTTTATGAGCTTTGCACGATAAACATAATTCTTTAACTTCTAAAGCTTTTAACTCTTCTCTAATCTGCGGAATCGTTTCTAATAGATCTAATCGTTTTGAGTACAAAATATCCTTAGCTTCATTAAGATAAGAATCTATCTCGTCTGGCTCAAAATCCTTTTTTAATTTTGAGTCTATTCGATTAAGTCTGCGCCTAAATTCAAATTGCAACTTAGTCGCTGCTACCATTATTCCGCTTTATTTAAGTTTTTATGAACTTTATCCTGAAGAGTTTGAAGTTTATCATAGTTAGATTGCTCTTTAAACCATTCTATACACTTCAACTCATTATTTACCCCAATCATCTCTACTCCATCAAATATGAAGTTTCCTTGTTTATATCTTGGTCTAATAAGACCTAAATTTTTTCCTTGTTTGATTAACTGCATTAATGTTAAATCTCTGTCAGTTAATTTTGCGTACTGAATAAATTGCTCCTGTTTTGTGGTTTTACCGTCCATTGAAGGAGTAGTATTATTTACATACTCTTTATACAGTGTTATTTTTAATCCGTTAGGATTTTTACTGTCTAAATGCTTTTTAGCAGGAATTCCTAACGCTGAAGCTACTTCTACCATTCTATCATGATCCATATTAGCATATAATGACATAGCTTCTGCCATAGTATCAATTTCATTAACGTCATTTTGAACTTCTTCGGAAATATTTACTAATTCATACTTCTTTAGATTATCAAGTAAAGGATTTCTTTTTCCTCCTGCGTCAATTGTTTGATCTGCCTTCATGCACAAATACAAAAATTCATTAAGCGGCTCTTTTAAATCCATTTTGTGCATTCCTCCTTCTGCTCTAAAATATAATTGAGAGTGATTAAAAAAAGGATCGTCTGGATTACTTAAATCTATGTCATTAGACGTAATCTTAGAACCTTTTTTAGGACCATACTCATGATATAATCCGCATTTCAAAGCTAGATCTATAAAATCATTCTTTGATCCTGCAAACTCCCATCTTCTAGCAGAAGAATCATACTTAGGAATAAATCCTTGAGTTGTCTGCAAAAATTTTAATCCTCTAAATTCCCCTACTGCGTTATAATTGTCTTCGTTAGCAGGATCTTTTTTATCCCCTTGTTTTTTATTAAACTCATATAATGTGGGTTTAATAGCTTTCATGTGCTTGCTAGGCTTCGCCCGCAAAGCAATAATTTTGTCTGCCATATCTTACTATTTACTTACTTGCTAAAAAAAGGGGGAATTGCTCGCTGTTTCTAATATCTTGAGCCTAACAGTTCCCCCTGAAATCTGAATCTTTATCTACTAGTATGTGTAGTTTGGTTTTAACCACAGTGTCTGAGAAATATCATAAATCACTGCACCAAAATCTACTCCATAAAACATTTCATAATATTGACCTCCGTGAGCCGAAGCAAACACTTTGGAATCTGGACCATTAGGTGTAGAAAGACCGCATACGTGTCTCATGTACTCGGAATTACGTCTCTTAACTAATGTTAAGTTTTTAGTTTTTCCGTTTCCTAAACCAATATCAAAAGCTATCGCTTCAAATGAAGTTACTGGATAACCTTTAATTGGATCTTTTACTGAAGTAATATACGTAGAGTCAAATACTGGTAAGTGACCTACTGTAATCTTACCAAAAGGTCTAATGTAGTATTCTGTAAACTGGTTGTTTGGAAATCCGTAACCTTTTTGATCAGGATTAAATGATTTTGCATTTCTCAATACAAAGTCAATATTCTGAATAGTTGCACTTTCGTTGTACTCAGCTCTTACCCACTCATCAAATACTTCCAAGAATCCTTGTCCTCCTAAGAACAATACAGATCTTTCACCCGGACTTACTCTATCAAACCAAATTGAATTCAAGTAAGAAATTATCTTTTGGATAGATCCTCTACGTGGATTGTATATCTCTACGTTACCGTCTTCCAAATAAGATAAAATACCGGGACCTATGTCATAATCATAACCGCTAGACGTATCTAAGATACCTTCAGCTTGAGTTCCGAACCATGTCCACATTTCTTTTTCGTGTTCGATTTGGTTCATTCCTTCAGCTTCAACCCAAGATATTACTTTAGCATACTCTTGAATAGGAAGATTGTTTTTGTCGCAAGGTGCAACAACCAAGTTCAAATTATGAGCTTCGTCAGTAACAGTAATTTTCCATTTACCACGAGACAATTTAACTTTGAATTCTACGAAAGCGTAGTTTCTTCCAAATTGTAAAGTACCTGCATCTTTACCTCCTTCAGAAGTTACTGACATCAATTTGCACCAGTAATCTCCTGTAGCCAATAATTCTGCTGGAAAAAAAGCATCGTCATCGTTTGTCAACAATTTAACTACGTACTTATAACCACTTCCATCAGGAATAGGTCCGTCCAATACTAGTACAGAAACTCTTTTATTTTTATCTGGAGCTAATATGTCATTTTTACCATAATAGTCAGTATCCAACTTCAAAATAAATTCTGTTCCACCAATACCGGGAGTAACGGTTTCATTTACGTCCTCTATTAAAATAGATTTGTATTCGCCATTACCGAACAATTTCCACTGAACTTCTTTATTATCAGTATAATGTGTTCCAGAGCCTTCCAAGAAATTCATCAAAAATGAGCTTTCGCCACTCAAAGATTTTCTTGCTCCGGGCATATAGCCCTGATTGTTTTTGACTGCTAATCGAGCCAAATATGTTAAGTCGTCATAAGGTTTTACTCCGGGCGATGCCAAAAGTACTTTATCCCTATCCGCATACTTCGCCCAATTATACGCAGGTGTAATTTCCTCTTTGTAAACTACGTATTTCGATTGGGTGACGTTATTCAATAAACCACTCATTTTTTAATTAATTATTAGGGTGTCCCAAATATTTTTAATGTTAATTTTACATCTGTAGTAAAAAGTCATAATTAGTTTTTTGAGATTCTTTCACCGTTTTTGCAGTGTCTTTATTCAAATAATCTAACATGTCTTTTGTATCCTCCTCTTTACCTTTTTCCATAATGTCTTCAAATGAAAACTTTCGTTTTAGCATTAACGCCATTAAAAGTTGTTGTTCGGAGTTATTATTATATTCAGCTAAGTCTTTATAGTATGCTGGAACTCGGTGTTTTTTACCATCTGTTCCTACCATTTCCTCTGTAGCCTCGAATAAATATTTTTCAAAATCTTGTTTATCCGCATCTGTTAATTCGTACGGACCTATTTTGCCTTTTGCAATAGTTGCTTTAATGTCTCCTCTCTGCTTTTCAGCTTGTTCTTTGTCTAATTTTTCTCGCTCTAAAGCTTCTTTTTCTAATTTACCTAATTCTTTAGTAGCTAAATCAGCATAAAAAGTCTTTGCTTCATTCATTTTAGATTCTCCGCCATCTTCGTCGAGTTCAGAATCTACAAGCTTTTTAATAGCTTTTGGATCTTTAACTCCAGAGTCTTTAAAATACTGCGTTAAATAATCAGGAGTAATGCCAGAGATAGCGTCCATATCTGAAGTATCAATACTTGCCATTTGGCGGTAAATTGATACTGTAGATAGATCTTCTTGTGGAGTACCCTGTCTTAATAACTTAGCGTACTTTAGATCCTCTTCATCATACCCCTTAGATAAAACTTGGTTGCGTAGATCTTCTTCTATTGCGCTGACATCTTTTTTCAAAGACTCTTGATACAATTTTTTAAGATCCTGACCTGTTAGATTTTTATCTATCTGGACATCTTTAGGTAAAGCTCCTTCCTTCTGGAACTGTAACGCTAATAACGCTGCTCCAGAATAATCGGAATAGTCTTCTGAACTAGATTCTTTGGGTTGTGATTTATCCTGTTGAGAATCAACTGGTTTTGTTTTTGAAACAGGAGCTGTTTCCTTACTTACTTCGGTTTTAGATTGATCTAAATCCGTTACTTCTTTTGGTACTTCGGCTTCTTTAACGATCTCTTGGATCAATGGAGAAGACATACCAACACTAATTAACTCGTCTTGCATGGCAAATTTACTTACTTTCTGTTTAAAATTTAGTATATTTAAGGGTATCTCATAAAGATTGAATGATACCCCCTACTTTGTGTGTTCTTTTTTTGCTATTTTTTCTTAGCTTTAGCTGCTGTTTTAGCTTGATTTTTCTTATTTTGAAGTTCTTGCTTCTTAATATCAAGTTCTAGCTTTTTTATTTCTATCTCATATTCAGCCATTTCTACATCGTGTTCTGACTGTTCTTCTAAATCTTCCCCTTGCGCTTCTAATTTCTCTCTTTCAAGTTCTCTATCTAAAGCATCTTTTTCACGTTTATACTCGATCTCCTTATCTTTGGTTTCAACCATATCGTTTTGATTGTTCTGGTTTACATCCATTGTCTTAGCAAACTTTTCGGAGTCTATTTCTGCATTAATAGTCTTGTTTTCAAGAGTTTCTGAATGCATTTGGTACTTAATCTCGTTTTGCTGTTGAATTTGCTGCTGCTGTGCTTGTAGAGCCATTTGTTGTTGCTCCATAGCCATTTGCTGCTGCTGTTGAGCTTCTTCTTTTTTACGTTGATCTGCTAATTCGGCAGCGTTAATCATATCCGCTTTATTTCGAGCGTACATGATACTTATGATTGTTTTGAGATCTGCTGTAGGATTCTGAATAAACTCTAACAAGTAGCGTTTTAACTCCGTAGTATTCTCAATATCTTGTGGAGTTGTCGCAATAAATACTCCCAACTTAGATCTATGCAGCATTTCAGAATCAATCTCTAACTCTGCAATACTTCCATCATCTAACACCCAAGTTAAAGTCTCATCATAATCTTTAAACGCTATTCTAGCGCATTCCATAAGTTGCGATAACGCTCTTTCCAGAATTTGACTATGTTGATTAAATACTCTCTCTGTCTGATTTGAAGACTGAGCTATATTTTGCTCATTATTAGAGACTGGAATATAAGGACTTATTTGACCTAACCTCGAAGGATTATACATCATCGAAGTAGCTGTCTGCGTCTGGAAATACTGTAATGTAGGAATCATCTGCGCTAATTCAAAAGCCTGAGATAAATCTTCAGCTTTAAAAATAGGAGCGTTTACCCCTCCATTATTTTCCATGAAATCCTTAAACGTAACTGGAGCCATTTTACCATACTTGATCATGGCAAACCAGTCATTCCATTTCATGTTCTCAGGCTTAGCTTCAACCATGAATGTCAACACTTTACCTACATCTGTTGACATTTTTTCCATGATCCTAGCCATGAACACATCAAATTGGAAGTTCCATTTCTTACCTAAGTCCACATAGGAACTATTTTTAGTCATCCCCATCGGACTGTTTAATCTTTGTCCTACATAGGGAAGTTTAACATTCCACGGATCGTTTACACTTTTGTATTGATAAGGTAAAGGTTGTTTATTGAGATAAATACAGTCTTGAACTCCTAATTTAGTTACTGTCCATACCTCTGGAACCCATATTTCTTTAAAATCTATATCTCCAGCTTCAGGACTAAATTTATAATCTTCATCTAAATAATAACTTTTTATTCCTTTAGCTGTTAATCTTCTGACTTTTAATAGTTTACGTAAAGCTTTATAAGCTATATTGGTTTCTCGTACTCTTATTTCTCCTAATTGCTCATGCGTCATTCCTAATCTGGAAGTAATTCCACTGAACAACGTAGCCATATCCCTTTGCCCCTCCCTAGTTTTGGGGTCGGCTAATTGAGGATTATTAGTTCTAATTTCTAATAACGTATTATTAGCTAATTGAACGTCATCTACTGTAGAGTTAGCACTAAGACCTAAAAGTCCTGATAACTTCTTGAGATCCATGTTGCTAAATACATCCCCATACTTGTTAAATACCTCCGATATTGTTAAATATTGGGTATATTTAGCCCATTCCCCATCTTCACTCCTTGTAACTCCTTGACTACCTCCCCATTCAAAATAAGCAGCATTAATCTGCTCAAAAACAGGCATGTCATGACGAATCCCTACATAATAATATACTTCTCCAGTACACAACATTGTAATAAAGCTCTCATCTGCCTTTTCTTTAATTCGCTGATCATGAATTAAAAAGTCTATAAGTTTCTGAGCTTGGGTTTCAGCAGGAGACTTATATTCAGTCTTCATAAAACGATTGATCTCGCTTGGTAAAGCTGCGGCTGCCTGTTGCTGAATTTCTTGCTGTAACTGATCCTGTTGCTCTGGAGCTAAAGAATAAGGATCTTGAATTTGATACTTAGCATAGATCTCTTGAGTGATCTGCTGTACTTTGGGTTGTATCTTTACCTGTTGGATATAAGCTGAAATAGCATCTATATGCTTTTTCTTCTTTAAATTTACTGTATTTCCAGAAACATCGTATGCTACAGGTACAAAAGCTCTTTTAATATGTTCCCCTGCATAACCTTCTATGATCTGGTTAATAATAGGATAATGTACTACATGCTGAATGCCATAAGACACCGTTTCATTTAAAATCTTGAAACTAAACAGATTAGCATAATCCGCAGCTATATCTGCTCTACCGTTAATACCTATGTCAATATTGTCAGCATGTCTCTTTATCTTATCTTTTGCAGACGCTTCGCCATTTAAAAAATCATAATAATCTGCACACTCCTCTACCCACTTAAAGTTATTGGCTTTTTTCTTAGCATAAGAGATTCTTTGAAAAGGAAGCTCTACGTCTTGTTTAAATCCATTAAAGGGTCTATTACTTCCCATTCTTAATATGTTTTTGTGTAATACCCTCTACATTCAGTCCTATTAGGTACTGCTTTTTCCACTTCTATCTGATTACACTTCCAACATCTTGGATCGCCTTCAAACCTGAAATCCCCCATATCTATAGTAGCCACATCTTTAGACAATAGCTTTTCCCCCATGTTCCACGTGGAACAAGGAACACATGTTTCAACTTGTTTAAATTCCTTGCAAGTTGAAAATATAAGAGGTTTCTCTAAATGTGGTTGAGATGTTCTAAATACTACAAATTTCATTAATTAGTTAGCAACGTCGTGTACCCAATAATCGGAATCTATCTCGACCCGATAATAAAATGATCCGTTACCTTCTTTTTCTTCCGTGTCCGCAATCGGACAAACAATATAATCCTTACTTAAACCGTTAGCTTTAGCTAGTTTATCTAATTCAGATTTACTATAGTCCATACTAATGAAAATAGTATCTGTTTCGGGATCAATTGTATATGCCATAAAATAAAATTAAAAAGGAACCGTACGAAAAGGCTATCGCACGGCTCGGTGAGGGTTTAAAAAGACGGGAATTCTTATTTAATAACTTTTCCAGTCACTCTTAAAGAGACTGTTATTTTTTTAGGATTTACTTCCCTTACTCCTTCCTGTACTACATAATCAGGCTCGTCTGGGAAAAAATATACAGTTATATCTGTACTTTTTACTCCATGCTGATCCCCACTTCCGACTCGTACTACTCCCGTAATAACGTTTCCGTTTACTTTTAAATCCGTACAACTACACGTTCCTTTTACGCTTTCTATTTTATGTTCTCCAGTGTACGTAAAGGAAAATGGTACTGAACTGTCTTTTACGGCTTGACCAAAATTGTAAATCATTTTGTCAAATCCCGCTTCTAATTCTTGTCTTAACTTACTAATATCCATGTTAACTATATTCTACCGTAAATCTTATTCCGTTTTTCTTCTTAAATTGTCGCCATTCTTCATCCGTTCTATTGTTATCCCATTTATTTAAGCTGCAATGAGCTTTTGGGACTAACATTTTTTCTGGAACTGGACATGAACAATCTAAACACTTTTTATTTTCTACGCAGTCTGCACATACATACGCTGCATAAACTACTTTTTCGCAATATTCAAAGCTAACAAACGTTTTAAGTAATTTAGCCTGTATTACCCACCACCACTTTTTAGGATTGATCATGTCTGAAACATAATATCCTCCTAGCTTTATTTTACTCATTTGCTACCAATTTACTTACGTCCATTTTACATTTTACATAAGAAGTACCTATATAATAGGTAAATAAATCTTCAGGTGTAATCTCATCTACGTGAGCAAAAGGATTTTCTTTAAAGCTATTATTAGAAGCGAATATTTCAAATCCGTACACGAATCGAGGAGGTTGAACTGACTCTATCCCTTTTGCCTGACCCATATTTGTTTCTTTTGCCCATTCTTCCCAAGCAGGGTTTTGTTTAGGTTTTAAAAGGCTATCTGAAATTCTGACAATATCCCCTACCTTATAATTTTTGTAATCAGGAGATACATTATTACCTATTGCTAATATCTTACCAATTGCAAAAACTCGTCTTTCTTTTAACGTTTTGCCCTTTTTAATGAGCTTAGCTGCACTATCTTGCATTATCGCTAATTCCTGTGCGGAAATAGATTTACCTACCTTAGAAGTGCTTAAATCAACTGTAGGATCTACATTGGTGATCAAACCTGATTTTTCTTCATTAAACTCTTCATGTTTAAAGATTTCAATCAAAAAACAATCTCCTGCAAAATCGCTATATAAGTTTATTCCACTTCTTTTAGCTTTTACAAATTTTCCTAATTCCTTTCTTACTGGTTCTGTTAACCCCTTATATGTCATATTTAATCTTTTAATGCTCTTGCTACATCGTACACATTTAAATCCTCCTGTAAACTGCGATTTATCCCATTGATCAGAGGTATAAATTCTCTCGACTCTTTCACAATTCCTGTAGCATTACAAGACTTGCTGTGAAATAATGAGTCTGAATCTGAATTATTTACTTGATTAGAAGGCGAATCTGGTTTAACTCTCCCCTCGTTCAGTACTTTCAACCACATTATCTTCAATAATATCCTCTGATTGTCCTCCGACATCTGTTCCTTCATCGCTGCTAATTGTAAATCCTCCATCTTGTTGACTTTCTTCTAATGCGTTTTGTGCATCCTGTAATTCTTGTAATCTTTTTATCGTACTAAAACTTCCATCCGTCAACATCCAAGGTACAATGTGGTCTTCATTCTGCCATTTAAATATTGATCCTCCCTTTCTGAAAGTTCTTAAACACTTATTCCAAAATTGTCGCTCAAACTGTGACATCTGAGAATACGTTTCTGCACAAACTATCTGTCCTGCATAAACTCTACCTACTCGATCCCTACGTTGGAGTATCTTCTGCCTCCGTGTTAATTGCGGAATCTCCTGATTTTGAACTATTTGTTCCTGTATTTCCATCTTCTTTCTTTTTTACCCAATCTAAAATCATATCCGCTACTTCAAAAGGACTCTCCTTTGGATAGTATCCTGCATAATCAAAAGCTATTCGTAATGCTTGCTCGTGCGTCATTTAATCCTTATTATCGAGTCTTGTTAATAAATCTTTCATAGCGTCAATATTAGTCATAATGTTTCTACGCTTATCTGAAGCTATCTTTTCTCGCATTCTATCAAAATGTTCAGGATTTTCTTTAGCTAACTCAAGTAAGGTCTTTCTATCAGGATTGTGAATGATCAACGCTTTATAATCGTTGAGTTTCTTTTTCTTTAAAGTTCTCCAAATAGGGTATTTCCCCTTAGTTCGGTCCATTATGGTTCGATATATTAACCAATGATACCTAAATAATCTTACAAACTCTATTCTACCTGTTTTTCCGTACTTGTACGACTGAATTAACATTTTTAAAGTCTGTCTTACACTCTTTATATTCGGTTGTAAAATACCAAAATACGGCATGTTTACCCTCGGAAAATTAGACCCTTTCATAGAATGCTTAACAAAATACATATAATAAGCTATCATGTATTCTGTTAAATCTAAAGTAGTGTTAGTCTTAATTGCTACCTCTTTGATCAACTTGAAAAGACCTGCGTCCTTACTAAGTCCCATCTCCTGAGCTGCACGTAAGTAAATCTTACCTACTGGACGAGGCGGACCTGTTCTTTTATATTTCTTCTTGCGCCTCGGCTTTTTTACTACTTCCTCCGACCCTTCTCCTATCATCCCAATATTACAAAATCAGGAAAATTCATATCCACAGACACTCCTACTTTCAATCCCATAAAGTTAGTAACCTCATTTAAAACAGCGTCTTCTGCACTCCAGCCTTCTTCCTCGGCTATATCAGAATTTAACACCGCCATGAAACTAGCGGATACCATTAAATGAGTTGGTTTAAAAGACCGTTTAGAGATAAACTCTTTAATTGCCTTTTCTACTATTTCTTTTGAACTAAATTTAGTCATGTCTTTATTCTTCTACTCCCACTATTTCCTGCTCATTGAGCTGTTTTTCTAATGCTTCAGCTTTTTTTATAATTTCTTTCCTCCGCTCCTTTGTTTCAGTACCTCGGATTTTAATTTTCCTGTTTACTCGTTCTTCTGTTAAAGGGTGGAGTTCGTTTCTTAATACTCTTAACTCGTCCAAAGGTTTATCTGGTACGTAATCCATCATAAACCTACACTCCAAAGCCTTATCTCCTCTGTCAATACCTTCCAAAAAGTCTGTTAACACCTTAGGAAACATGATTCCATGTTCACTTTTAACCATCCACTTTTTACGTGTCAAGGTAGCTTTTCCGTTATAAATGCTCTGTAATTTAGTATAGGGAGAGTTTTCTACCATCCACGGCACAAATTGTCGGGATGCTATTTTGATACCAGATCTTTGCGCTCGAATTGCCCACTTTAAGTAGTCAATCTCATGGTCATCTAACCAAGTTTTTGAATCCCGAAGGAAAACCGAGGCTAATTTGACCAAAACGTTGAAATAGTCGTCTTTGTCTATAAATACTTTCTTACTGGGTTGAAATATCACTGTATCAACGAGTTATGTTCTTTCTTACTTGTTACTTTTCTAAATTAACTGCTAATAAATAGTTAACGTGATGTAAATATACAACATATATTTCATAAAAAGTGGAAATTATACAAAAAATATTTTTATTTTTTTGAACTTTTTTTAACCTCTGCTGTCTTAAATTGATAATTACTAAAAAAATTTAAACTTTTTTACAGTTTTTTCATTTTTTTCAGAAAAGTGTATTATCTTTGCTCCCGACCCCTGCCCGGCAAACGGGAAAGCTCTGTCCTCCTCATGGAGAATAACTGTAAGTTTAGCCTTGAGCGGGGTCATTTTTAATCTAAATAATCGGTAAGAAGTACGAAAAACCCAAAAAATATATCTACATCAGTTCAATTCCTCCTCACTATGGAGGGGCAAAAGTATATTCCAGCTTTACTTTTATACTTAAAGTTAAGGCTATATGCTAAAAACAGAGCTGGATACTTCACAGGATATACCTACGTTCATAGAGAACGCTATTTACATTTACCCTTATTAAGGAAATTAGGACTCGTAGAGGGTTTTAAAATCAAAAAACACAGATGGGAGGCAGAAAATTACTGTAAACTAACATCAGAGTGTTATTCTACCTTCTTTACGAAGGTTTCAGAACAAGATTTAATATCAAAATCACATTTAAGTGTGTTTTTAACTGGATTGATCGAAACTTATATTCGAAAAATTCAAGATATAAAAGCTAAACACGGATCTCGTGTCTGGGATTCAAGAGATAAACAGTTTGTACGTAAACGGGACAAAAAGCAGGGACAAGAACAATTAGATTTTTTATCTAAAAGTTTGAGTTCGACTAAGTTTAACGGTCAATCTTTATCTTTTATCTCCAGATCAATGGTTAAGTCGTTTAGATCTATTTCTAACGGATCTATCTCAAAACACAGGAAGATTTTAAATAATAAGGGATTGACTTATTATTTAAATACTTTTATAATGTCAGATTCTCCTTATTCTTTAGATCCACAGTGTACATCTAATTTAACAATTAATACATATTACTCTAAATCTTTAGGTAAATGGATTAAAAGAAATCCTACAGCATGTACATCTATTATTCCCTTATCTAATCTTGTTCTGAGATATTTAAAGACTTCTAATCTATCTGAATCCACATCTATTTCAATTCCTACTGCTTTTTAATTACGTGTAAAAAACGTAAGTAGCAACGTTTAACATTAAATTAACAAAAAAAGTTAAAATTAATTTCAGTTTTCTGGAATGCTGTAATATCTTTGTTCTAAATTTAAAAAAAAACATGTTACCTACAATTTTCTCGGATTCGTATAAGCAATCACATTATCAAATGTACCCTAAAGGGTTGACTAAACTTTACTCTAACTTTACAGCTAGAGGAAGCAGACTTAAAGATGTAAACCAAGTTGTATTCTTTGGATTACAGTATTTTTTACTGGAATACTTAATTAAACAATTTAATGAAGAGTTCTTCAACAGACCTAAACAAGAGGTTATAGATGAGCATATTCGTCTTGTAAATCCTTTTTCTACAGGTAAAGTTCACACTGAACAATGGGAAGCGTTGCATGATCTCGGATACTTACCTTTGAAAATAAAAGCAGTAAAAGAAGGAACTTTTGTTCCAATTGGTGTACCAATGCTTACAGTTACAAATACTCATCCTGACTTTGCATGGTTGGTTAATTTTATAGAAACTATACTTTCTACGTCCTTGTGGCAAGCTATTACTTCAGCTACTATTGCTAATGAATATCGAAAAATTACAACTAAATGGGCTAATGAAACAGGAGGAGATTTGTCATTTATAGATTGGCAGAATCACGATTTCTCTATGAGAGGAATGTCTTCCTTAGAGTCAGCAATGTTATCTGGAGCAGGACATTTAACTTCGTTTAAAGGTAGTGATACGATTCCTGCATTAGTATTTTTAGAAAAATATTATAATGCTACAGGATTAATTGCAGGGTCAGTTGGTGCGACTGAACATAGTGTAATGAGCTGTGGAGGAAAAGAGGATGAAATAAAAACCTTTGAAAGATTACTTGACACTTTTCCAGAAGGAATACTTTCAATTGTTTCTGATACTTGGAATTTGTGGAAAGTTTTAACTGATTATTTACCTAAGTTAAAAGATAAAATAATGTCAAGAAACGGTAAGATAGTTATCAGACCTGATAGCGGTATTCCAGAAGATATTATTTGTGGTTCAGGGACACATCCAGAATGTCCTACTAATTGCGACACTTGGGAAAAGTATTTAGTAAACAAGCGTCCTGAATGGAAATTTACAGAATCTGAATACAAAGGAGTAATAGAATTATTATGGGAAACTTTTGGAGGAACGATTAACGAAAAAGGGTACAAGGTATTAGATCCTCATATAGGTGCAATATACGGAGATTCCATAACATTAGAAAGGGCAAATGAAATATGCAGCCGATTAGAAAGCAAAGGTTTTTGTTCTACTAACATCGTATTTGGTATTGGTTCGTTCACTTATAATTACAATACTCGTGATACTTTTGGGATGGTTATGAAAGCTACTTACTGCGAGATAACTCCTATGGAATGTCCAAGAGGGGCGTGTGTTTACGGAATTGAGGAAGCTTGCGATCATGATGGATGTGCTAACGAACTTAATGTTGAATGTAGAGCTATTTTTAAAGATCCTATAACAGATAACGGTTCTAAAAAATCAGCACGAGGGTTATTAATGGTTCAAGAAAACGGTAGCGTCCCTGCAAAATTAGAACTTGTTCAAGATGTTACTTGGGAACAAGAAGCTCAAGGAGAATTAGAAGTTGTTTTTGAGAATAGTAAACTAATAAGAAGACAAAATTTAGAAGAAATTCGCAACATTATTAAATCTCAAATATGATAATCAATTTAATAGATAAAGAATTTTCTGATCTTTCCTATAATATAATTACTTTTTCAGATGGTCAAAAACTTGTAGAAGTAAATACGTCTGATATACCAAAGGATTATAATGGAACGTTTACTATAATTAGTAGAGCTTCTTGGTCAGATTTAGAGGTTATATCGAGTGTAGTTCATATCCTTCGTAATAACTGGAATAACGAAATAGGATTGATAGCTCCTTATATTGGAGGAAGAAGCGATAGGAGATTTAATGAAGATCAACCTCATTATTTAAAAGAAGTTTACGCTCCAGTTTTAAACTCTTTGAACTTTAATTATGTTACTACCTTAGATCCTCATTCAGATGTTTTGGAAGCTACCATAAACAGATTAGAAATTATTACAAACGAAACTCTTGTTGAAGGAATAGTTTCTAAGTTACAAGGAACTAAAGCTTTAGTAGTCCCTGATGGAGGAGCTTTAAAGAAAGCTTGGAACATATCTAAGTATTTCGATGGGATGTTAGTTTGTGAAAAACATAGAGATATAAAGACTGGAAAAATATTAGGGGTAAACGCTCCTTCTATTGAAGAACAACGTAAATATGAGAATTTAGTAGTTGTAGATGATATTTACGATGGAGGAGCTACGTTTACAGAAATAGCTAAAAAATTACATGGAGACCTTAATCTCATATTAATTGTTTCGCACGGTATATTTTCAAAAGGTTTTTCTCCAATCTTATGTTATGATAGTGTTTATACTACAAATTCTGTAAAAGACTTTGAAGAAACTTCTTCAAGAGTCACAATTATTGACTCCGTAAATTTAATATTAAATGCATAAATACATAGACAGACTTAAATCAGAATGGCAAACTCATGGTAAAATAATTATTGGAGTTGACTTTGATAGTACCATATCTCCTTATC